CAAGCTAGTGCCTTTATTAACAGCAGCTTTACAAGAAGCATTAGAACGAATTGAAACATTAGAAGCCACTGTAAACGGTGGAGGAGCATAACATGAGTATTTTTTCAGACGCTTTATCGAGTCTTTTAGGAGGCACGCAAGCAGCAGGCTTAATTTCTGGATTAGTAGGAGCAGGTGGCTTAGGTTACATCACAGAAAAAGGGATTGATCAAGCTAGACAACTACCTTCTGATTTAGCCACAGCCGCTGAAGGTATTGGGGCAAGAGTAGGTCAAGCTGCTGAGTTTAGACCTTACTCTGTAACAACAGGTGCAGGTGGTGCTCAGTTTGATAGTAGTGGTATGACACAGACTCTTGGTGCTGATGCTCAAGCCACTGTTGATGCTCTAATGCAACAGGCTTCACAACAAGCAGGTATGATAGGTAGTGTTACTCCTGAACAGCTTATGTCTCAAATGACAGCCCTACGCCAACCTGAGCAGGAAAGAGCACAACTAGGACTAGAGAATAGACTAGCGGCTCAAGGTCGCTTAGGAGTCCAGACAGACGCTTATGGAGGCACTCCTGAGCAACTAGCTATGCAGAAAGCTATTCAGGAACAACAATCTGCTGATGCACTAGCGTCTATTCAAGGTGCTCGTCAGTTGCAAGGTATGGACATTCAGAATCTTACAGGTATGTTAGGTGCTGCAGGTATTCCACAGCAACAGCTCACAGCGGCTATGCAGCCTGCAATGACTGGTTTAGGTTTAGCTCAAAACCCTGCTCAGTTACAGGCACAAGCTATTGCTAACTTAGGACAGCAACAACTACAAGCTATTCCTTCTGCTATGAATGCTGAAGCGTTATTACGTCAAGCACAGGTTGAGGGTTTGATTAATATTCTTGGTTTAGCAGGAGGTAAAAAATAATGCCTACAGCAAAAGAACAGTTATTGTCAATGATGAGCCCACAAGCGGCTCGTCTACTAGACCAACAAATGCGTAGCCAACAAGTAGCGCAGCGTTCTCAGGGGGCAGGAATGCTCTCTGGGCTTGTTCAGGCTTACACTGGTATGTCTGATGCGTTCCAAGGTATTACAAGTGGTATGCCTATGGGGGCTAATGAGCTAGATCAACAGCGCAAAGCAGAAGTTATTAAGAAAGCTGAAGATGAAAAGAAAACTCAAAGAGGTTTAGCCACTGCTGAAATATCTACACTTGTTAAGCAGAAGATTGCTTCAAAAGAAATCACACTGGAAGAAGGTACAGCTCTTGTTAGGCAAGTGGCTCAAGGGTTGATTTCTTTTGATGATGCCTTGAAAGCTTTCAATGTGGCAGACAGTGGGGAGTGGCGTTCACTTGGGGATGCTAAAACTATCTATAACACTAAAACTGGTGAAAAGAAAACTGTTGGTGATGCTAATAGCTACGATATGTTAACACCTAAAGACATTTTACAATATGGTGCATACTACACTACTGATAGTTTAGAGAAATGGCAAAATAGTATTTCTCCAGAAAATCCTTCAGGTGATGTATCTCTACTGAAAACTGTTTCTAAGGAAACTAAAACTACGGCAGGGGTTCAGAAGGCTTACGACTCTCGTCAACAAGAGATGAATCTTCACCGTTCTCGTGCAGGTAAGTTGGAAGGATTAGCCGCTAACTTAGAGATTAATGCTGAGGATATGTCGTCAGGTGCTAAAGCTACTGTAGAGGGTTTGGCTAAAGAGCTGTTTGGTACACAAGATTATGAAAGTATTTTGAGAACTCAAGTAGAGGAGATGAGAGCACAAGTGGCTATTTCTAACCTCCCCCCAGGGGTTGCTTCTGACGCAGACGTAGCTTTAGTATTACGTGGCACTCTCCCTGCTAACGCAGACCCTAGAACACAGGCTAGGTTTTTAAGAGGTATTGCTAAAATAGAAAAAGCTAAAGCAGAGGCTATTCAAGATATGCAGTTGTATGTAGATAGTCCTGATAATAAAGATAAAAGCCTTATTGGTTATGAAACACATAGGCTTAAAAGGTTAGCTGTGGAGACATTAGATTATGTTTCATTCAATAGTGATAAAATTCCTAAAGGTGCTGTTGATAAAGCCATTTCAATCATAGATAGTGGTAATACGTATCAAATTGAAAAAGCTAAGCAAGATTTTATATCAGCTTTTGGGGTTGACTTCGTAACAGCCTATAGAAACTTACAGAGAAATTAAGGAGTTGTTATGTCAACAGATAATCTTTTTGGTGAATTTACAGCACAAACCCCTAGTCAACCTAACATGACTCCTCAAGAAGTACCTCAATTAAACAGTGGTAATATGTTTGAGGAGTATGCACCGCCTAAAAGCTCTCCTGATTTAGCCTCAAGTCAGGAAGTTGAGGAGGTTGCAGATTTTGATGAAGTGGCAGGTGCGCTTGTGTTTCTTGAAGGTCTAACCTTTGGTTTTTCTGATGAGATTGGTTTAGGGGTTATGGCAGGTGTTCAGGCAATTACGTCTGATGAGGATATCGGTGATATATACGATAGAGAGCGTGCTGAGTATAAGGCTAGGTTGAAAGAGTTTGAAAATGCCAATCCTATAGCCGCCACTGCTCTAGAGGTGGGAGGTGCTATTGCAAACCCTCTAAACTTCATGGGGAAAATAAAGGGTGCTGTGCAGTTAGGCGCACGAGCTATGGGTGAAGGTGCTTTATACGGTTTGGGTAAGGGGGAGAGCTTAGAAGATAGAGCAACTAAAGCGGCTGAAGGTGCGGCTTACGGTTTAGCAGGTGCAGGAATTGTAAGTGCAGGTGGATTCCTGTTGAAAGGCGCTTTTGGGCGGAGAGTTGCAGAGGATTTAGAAAAAGCTGATGGCTCGTTCACTCCTATAACATTAGCTATAAAAGAAACAGATGGCGGTGTTGCTGATTTCGTAAGACGTGGGTACCGTGATGTAATTGCCCCTTCATTTGGTGGGAGTGTTGTTAGGGAGCAAGAGAATGTTTTCATTCAAGGTGTTCAAACTGCTGAGAGTGTAGCTAAGAAAAACCTAGAGGATTTAAAGGTTTTAGCTAAAAAAGAAATTGCTGAAGTTAACAATGGGCTTAGAACGGGTGTTGAAGACATAAATGAAAAGCTTGCACAGTCTAAGGCTATTGTAGCTGATGAGGCTGAAGACGCCAAAGATGTTATAACACGATTTTATTCCAATTTAGACCAAAATGTAGTTAATGGTGTATCTCGTCAAGCTAAGAAAGCTAAAGAGTTAAAGGAAGGGATGGAGACAGGGTTTAGGGTGCAGGCTTTCAATGCGTCATTACCTAGCGCAACTCTCAAAGCTGATAGGGACTTTATCCTTAATGCAACTACACCTAACCAACAGCTTGAGCGTCTAAGTCAAGTGTGGGCTAGTAGAGGATTTAGTTCTATTAAGGGTAAGAAGTATAAATTTAACATAGATGATTTAGCAAGCCGTATTCGTGGCAAGTTAGAAGGTCAAGAGTTTCTACGTTGGGTGGGTGAAACTAAGGATGGTATTGGCACTTTTGTAAATAAGAATGTAGCTTTGATTGCTGATGACATTGTGGATGGTAAGATAGATGGAGCTAGATTAGCCGCTATTCGTTCAGGTGTTGGTAGAGCCGCAGGTCAAAAATCAGACGTTGTGGAAACTGCTGTGTTAGAGCAAGTTAGGGATGCTATTGATGATATCATCTTTAAACAACTTACACCTAAACAACGTAAGGCTTTTAACGCAGATAAAAAGGCTTGGCAAACTAACACTGTGCTAAGAAAGGTTGTAGAGGATAACTCTGCTGAAGTAGGTAAGCGTGGTGTGTTCACACCTGAAGATTGGGTAAAGACAATTAAAAAGGTGAGTCCGTATTCGGCTCGTATAGGTAAAGGTGCTTTACGTGATGAGGCGGAGAGTATAGGTTTATCTATCAAGAAGCTCGATGAAGGTGTCAAGGCTAGTGCTAAATCACTTTCGGATAAACTCTCTATGCGTAAACAACGTGAACTTACTCGACAAAAGAAGATTAAGCAGGCTAAGCAAGCTAAGTTGAGAAGTGATGCTACAAAGTTGAAAAGACAAATGCGTCAAGAGGCTGAGTTTGCTAAAGATTTTGCCGATAACAAAGTGGGGCAGGATAAGTTGGTTGCTGAGATAGCTTCTATTGACAGTGAGATTAAACGCCTTAACCAACTACGTTCACCTGCAAGACCTACTTGGTATCACGTTATGGCGGCTAACAATATGTTGGGTGGTGGTATAGCGGCTATTGGAAATGTAGGTAAGGCTACAGGAATGACAGCTTTATCTGCTACAGGTTTAGGACGGGCTTTAGCTTCCCCAACAGGTCAGAAAGTAGTGGTAGGTCAGACAGCAACACAACAAGCATTGATGCGAGGTGTTGAAGGGGCTGAGCAGGGTGTGTTACGTATGTCTCCTTTACTGGCTAAGGGTATGTTGTCAGGTACTGAGCAGTAGTAGTGGGAGGGGGACACTCGTCCCCTATTCCCCTAGTATCTCCAACATCTCATCTCCGTTGAAGAAAGTTCCTAGCTTAATCTTGAAGAAGCCAATGTTAACCTCTACACCACTGTGGAAGTAGATGTCAAAACCCTCCTCCTCAAATGAAGCCCAGAAGGGAGCAAACTTACGCCTCTCAATACCAAACACAAAGCCATTGAATAAGCTCACTTGAATATCCATTACATTCTCCTAGTCTAAATTCTCATCGTACAAGTCTTCTTCCTCCTCTTCCATACCATAGCCCATAACAAGCTCATGGAGTTTGTAATAATTTTCTTCAATGATGTAATCAAAGTTTTCCACTAAGTCTTCAGATGAAATCTCTAGGGCTTCCATAAGCGTTATCTCATCTACCTTTATCAGGTTTTCTTTCAATTCTTCTATAGTTAGCATACTGTTTCCAAGTGTGTTGCGTATTGTTTGTGTTTGTTGTACAATTTTTCTCGTAAACCTTAGCTAAGTTTAATAGCTATTATCTTTAAACTCAGTTGAAGTGTGCAAACATCATGAAAAATTTAAGGGGGTGTAGTGCCCCCCTTATTTCATCCCTCAAGCTCAATAGAGCGTTTAATACTAGCAATAGCCTCCTCTTTATCCTGAACACTTCCTTTATGTCCACGTAAGCCACTACACAGCATTTTCTTTAAAGCATGTTGCATAGCAGGGCATGTTACATTAAAACCCTTTAGAACGTCATACACGTCCACTGAGACACCCTTAACAGTACGGATGTATTTGTTTGTATCTTGTTGAGGGAGAGAGTCTACATAAGCCTCCCATTCTAGATTGCGTTTAAGGACAGGAGACTCTTTCTCAGGAATAAACTTGCCATATCTGTTCTCAATCTCCTTCAGGTGTTCACGCATATCCGCATCACAAGTGTATCGAGTGTCGTCATAATATTTAGAATGTGCCATTACAGCTTCTCCTCTAATAGTTTAGCCATTGCATCAGTGATTGCTTCAGCTAAGTGTTCATCTTTTCCACATACAAAAGTGTATTCAGTAGATATACCAACAAGTTTAATTTGAATAACGTGTCCATTACTCACCTTGTACACATCTACTTTCTCAATATAAGTTTGGTCTTTCATTATCTTTCCTCCAGTGCTTTCCACGAGATAGGGAACTTAGGCTCTACCTCCCTCTTTAACAACTCTGCAAAATCTTTAGCCTCAACCTGCGCCCCATCTCCACTGCGTAAACTATACACATGAAAGAAGGCTAGTAGATTACCAGACCATATAAAGTTCACCATCATGCTCTGTGGGAGTAACATACGTGCCATTTCAGGTGCTACTCCGCTCTCTAAGAAGTTTCTATAATCTTCTAGGGAGTCCTCAATAATAACCTTATAGCTCTTTTGTAAATGGTTGTTAAAAGGGTGGGCACCTGCACTTCCCTGCTTTATAGACTTATCAGGACGTTCACGCCACTCTGTCACGTCATAGAACTCTGGTTCACTGTCTATGTAGCGTCTGCTTTCCTCATTCCATGTAAGACCTGCTTGGTGTTTCATGAGCTGTCGTGCTAAGAACAGTGGCACTTTACATTTAAGTTGAATGAAGTTGTGACGGAATGGTGTGTCGTGTCTGTGTTTAGCTAAATACTTAATCAGCTTTTCATCTTTCAGGTCTAGATCCTGCACTTCCCTAGCGAATGATACTCTAGCGGAGTTGACGACACTGAGGTCGCCTCCTGCACTGTTCACCAATTCTACTGATTGCTTTACTAATTTCATTCTTCCTCCTTGACAAACACACCATCTACCATCTTGCCCTTACGGTCTTTGATGTCGTTGTATGCGTGTTCTAAACACTGTTCTAATGTTAAGCCGTTACGCTCTGCAATGTTGATTAAGACAACCATAATGTCTCCTATAGCGTCTTTGGCTTCGGTATTTTCGATAGTGGACACAAATAATTTATCGTGTATTAAGGCTTCATGCAACTCCAATACTTCTTCCATTAACTTACTGAATTGCGCTAAGTCAGTAGACCAATCAATTAGATTACGGTCGTGATGCCATTGTTTTACTTGTTCAATTAGTTTATTCATTTTTTCACCTTTATACATTTCATTACTGAACATCCCAATATTCTATCGTAACGTATGTACCTTTAATTCCTTTGCGTTGTTGTTTTTCTTTAAATACTTCAGCCTTAGTTAGCGTGTCGGTTACAGCTATAATCTGAGTTTCACGCATTTCGTTATACTCAATCACTATAAGCACAGATTTTTGTTCACTCATCACACTCTCCCAACAATTCAAATAGTTTGCGGTCATAATGCCATTGTTTAATTTTTTCAATTACTTTCATTTTATCTTATCCTTCTAAATTTAAAATATCACAATAAGCTAATTATCGCTCGACACAATAAGCGAATAGTGATACATCTTTAATTCTACTAATGCCCCACTAAACCTGAACGGGGGTAGTATCTATCCTCTATGAATTCATTGTCACACCACTCAGCATAAACTAAGTAGATAAACCCCACTCTAGCTAGAGCTTCTAGTTCTATTTCAAATGTGTCATCCCCCACAGGGAAGTCTGCATTAAAGTATTTAACGACAGGAGTACGCTGACCATGTAATTGAGAAACATCCTCTAACTTCACTGCGTAAATATCATCATCGAAGTGTTCAGCGTATGTGTTGTCATTACATACAACAAAGTACATCATTTATCTTCTCCATATTTTTTCATTAAATAATCCATGTTAATGATACAAGGACTACAATCCCCATTCTTAACATCGTGTAACATAACAAGCCCTCTCCAATGGTCATTACCTTGATATCCAATATAGCCTTCATGATGAGTGTAGAAGCTACCTGCTACAATACCCCAATACTTAGTGCCGTCATTACCTGTGGCTGTAGCTATGTCTAAACCTTGTTGGTGTCCCATTACAAAGGATGTTTTCACCTTCTGTAGTTTAGCGTGAGCTGTGCCACCTAAAGGTCTACCTGACATAGGATTGTAGAAGTAGTGAGCAAACTGAATACCCTCAATCTCTACAGGCTTTAAAAACTCATGCACCTGCCATCCCCACAATTCTAAGTTAAAATCTTCAGGGTAGTCGATAACACCTGACAGGCTAGGATTGTCTAAGATGTAGCGTTTTAAACGTTCTTCATGATTGCCTAAGCAGAAATGTAGCTCTGGTCTATAGAGCTTCTTCTTATCACGTTTACGTTTAGCGTTATACATCTCAATAGGCTTCATTAGACGTTGCATACCCTCGATACCACTCTGTATATCTTTAATGATACGCTGTCCCTCTACCTCCATCTTCTTGCTATAGGATGATACAGCAGGCATATCGAAGTGATCACCAATATGTACAATAACATCTGGTTTCTTCTCTACGATGTAGCGTCCACAGGCTTCAAGGTGGTCTAAGTTAACACCATCTCTCACTTGCGTGTCAGGTATAACTAGAATTTTCATCAGATTTCTCCACGTTCTAACAAATCTTTTATATCATCGTAAAACCACTTAACAGCTGTCACGGCTTCTGAAGCATTCAAGAACCTATCCCTCACAAAACTGTCGAATTGCATCTGTTTAGCTTCTTCAATAAACACTCTTTGTAGAGGTGTTAATTCAACACCTAGTATATCGTCTAAAGTCATTTCTTTCTCTCCTCCTGCGTCTTGACGTGGTGGCATTCCTTACATAACACCTGTAGATTGTCAGCTTCGCAGAATAGTCTTTGAACAAACGCAGGGAGGTCTTCGTAACACTTCAAACTACCTGCACTCACTATGTGGTCTACCTGCACGTCCTTAGCTTTAAACCACTTCTTACAGCAGTTGCACTGGTATTCCCACTTAGTTCTTTTATCAGTTCCCTTGTACGGTCTACGTGCATCATTTAGCACTTGATAACGTACAGGGTACTTACTCCACGCTTGTCTAAGAGCAGAACGGATGAACGTCCAATATCTGCTCTCAGTCCAAGTACCACCTGCTCTAATCTTCACCACTTTTCTTGGCATTTATCAATTCCTTACAGAAGTCTGTTTCACTAAACATAACAGGCTTACCATCAGGATGCAAATCCAACACCATCCACAAAAGATTACCGTTCTCTAACAGTGCGTCTAAATCTCCGTAGAGTTCTAAACACTTGTCGAACATTTGTTGTGGTGTATGCAGGACAGAGATTGCGTCATAGGCTTTCTTAGCACCAATACCGTCAACACCTTGAATGTTGTCAGTTTTGTCTCCCATAAGGAGCTGTGCAAAGAACCACATTAAACCACCACCCTTACAGGTTTTTTCATATTCTAAATAACCTAGCTTATCTATAAAGCGCATAGCGTATTCAGGTTGTTTACCACAAGCATAACCGTAGTGCCACCCTCTCACCATACGTAAGTCTTTATCACGAGAAACGATAACGCTATTACCTTTCTCCTGCATCTGTCTTATGGCTAATTGGTCATCCGCTTCCATCCCCTCAATCACCTGAGCATTGAATGAAAACTCCATCCACTCACGCATCTCTTGGTAGAAGTTTGGTTTCTTACCACGTCCTGCTTTGTATTCTTTAATTGTGGCTATGTCATTGCGAAAGTTTGTGCTTCCTGTCAGGTACACTTCCACATCACTACAACCAGTTTGCTCTAGTATGTGCGCCATACGTTGCTCACCTGCTGTAATACAATAATCAAAGTTTGGAGTGTCGCCTGATTCACAAGCAAAAGGAATGTCATAACACCACAAGTCCCCATCAATCAGGGCTATGTTTGGCTTCTTCATAATTGTCTCCCAGAAAGAAAAAAGGACTACCAAAGTAGTCCAGAAAGGTTAGCCCCAAGGGTCATCATCAACTGAATCTGACACCTCAGCTACAGCAGGCTCTTGGTTGGGAGTGGAGTCAAGAGCTTTTTGTAGGGGGCTATTGGGGAAGTCAACAGCACCAGTGATTTTTTCTTGTAACCATTTAGGCATACCTTTGAAGTTGTTAACAGTGTTTTCATCAACTACACGAGTAGAGAACACCATCTTCTTCTCAGGATTAAAGATTTCAGGAACAGGCATACCTTTAGGAGCAGGCATGACGTCCTTAACATCATTATACCAGCGGCTAGGGTCTTTCTTACCCTGTGTCGCTGTGACAAATACTTGTAACTCTTTGCCTACAGCTTTAGCCCAATCACCACCAAGTTCATTAGTAGGGTCGAGCTTCTTCATCCACTTCACGCAGGTGGACATATCTGCACCAGAGAAAACCATCTCTTTAGAAAGCCAACGGGGTTGTGTCTCTACACCACCATCCTCAAGTTGACGTTCAATGGTTTCAAACGGTAGTTCAAAAGTAATACGGATGAAAGGTGCAGGTGGTTTAGCTTCCCCTTTAAAAGGTTGACGTTCCTGTACCCCTAAACCAATCACTTGAACGATACGAGCGACATAAGTGCCAGTCTCTAGGTGTCCATAATCAGGACGAGGTTTGTTGCTTGTTTGTTTCACTTCGTTAATATTAAACATTTTTAATGCCTCCTTACGGCATCAGGATAAGCTCCTGTCAGCTATGTTAATGAATATCTAGCCACGTTCTACCAATCGCACCTTCTCCCACTTGTTCAACATCTAGGTTGAGGTGTTTGCTTGCGTGATTGATAGCACGTTCAGCTAGTTGTTTACAATCTTCAGCAAGGTGTTCTCTCACTTCAATAGTAAACTCGTCATGGGCAACGCCTACATAAGCATAGTCTTTCCACCATACCCATCCAAGTTGTGTCACCCACTTATTAAAGAATAATAAAGCGTATTGCATAAGTATTGCTTCATCACTCTGTAATGTGTACACAAGACAGTCTTTCTCAATCCTTACACGAACAGGTGCGTTGTCTAAGGATGGTACATAACCGTTTTGCATCTCCATTTTACCATACATTTCATTGTATGATGGTTTTGCAGTTTTACTCCAAATATCTTTAAGATAGTCAGAGGTTTTCTTCTGTACAGAGAACAGTTTATCCATCTCTGCACGTATGTCAACCCCTATTTTAAACTTATCTTTTACGGACGCATGAGCCATTTCTCCTAACTTTCCATCACCACAAGCAAACTTATAAGCGAAGTTGAAGTTCTTGGCAGTCTTACGATTAATCAAGGATAGTTTATTCTTGTCAAGTGCTTTGTTTATAGCAAGCATAGCCTGACTGTGGCTATCTGTCTTGTTAGCTTTGTCCCCATGTAATAGCATGTGTTCAAACTTAGGATCATCAAACCCATACTTCTTACCACGAGACAAGAGCATTCTATCCTGACAACCACTTGCATCTGTACCCACTAATACAAAACCATCTCTAGCAATAAACAAACTACGCATCTTCTTGCCAAAGAATGCTTCTTCACTAGGAACATTAACTAGGACGCCATGCTTCAACCGTCTAGTGTCAGCAAGTCCTCTAATCTGTTGTGACAGCCTACCCTTACGAGTGTTATCTATCCACCCTTGTATGATGGAGCGTCTTTGTACTGATTGAAAACGTCTAGCAATAAGTCTCCCTAGTTTACCATTCAGTCCCTCAAAAGGGTCGTCTTTGGATAGCTTAGGGGATGTTTGCTCCCCTTCATCATTTTCATTCCAATACTTAGGCTTCCACCCAAGAGATAATAGATAGTCTTTTGTTTCGATAGGTTTGCCAAGGTCTAGCACTCTATGGGTGATACGGCAGAACATACCTGCAACAACATGGCTGTCATCTCCATACCAATCAATCACCATCTTAGAATAGCTACCGTCTTTCTTAAATGGTTTCTTCACCTCAACACCCTTGCTCTCAATGATAGTGGGGAGTTGTGGTGTAATAGCTCTGTCAATCCTACCTATCCAACGTGTAAGCATATCGACATAGAACCTAGCCTTGTCAACATCAAACCTCCACCCTGCACGTTCTTGTAGCGACATTAGCTTGAAGTATTCGTAAGTCATGTCAAAGGCTTTCTGTGGGAATGGAAACTCCTGCTCCGCAAACCACTTCAGCTTTTCCAACATCTTCTTGTAAATACCTAGCTGAATGTGTGTATCTTCTACACATCTGTGCATCATATCTTCTGAAAACTCTAGCCAGTTCTCATGTTTAGGCTTCTCACGTCCTAACTCCTTACCCCAACTATCAACACCGTGACGCATACGTTCCGAATACAACATTTGTGACATAATAAGGGTGTCGGATTGCTTACCTGCGTATTTATATCCCAACACCTTATGCAATAGAGGAAAGTCGTACATAATGCCATTGTGCATGATTAGCTCTGAACATGTGTCCATAAAGTCTTTCATCTCTTGCATCTGGTGGGGGTAGAAAGTGAATACTTCTTCAGTGTCTACGTCAATGAAACAACCACACCAAATGACAGTAGCTTCATGTAACAAGCCGTTAGCTTCTAAGTCTGCAACACATCTACGCATACCTCTCCCCTATTAATTAGTGTTGTTGTGGTTCTAGCAATCTACCAGTGTTTTTGTTAAAGAACAAAGGAATAATTGCGCTCTCTCCAAAGTTTCTGTCTTCGAGAATAACGAGCTTACGTGTGTTTCTTTCTTCTTCTGATAGCTCAGGGTCTTTGTTACCCTCAATACCTATCATCATGTGACAGAAACGAGCCATAGCTCTACTACCTGCAAACTGACTTGACAGCACCTTACCGCCTCGGTCATGTGGCACACCTGATTGCGGATTGTTTAAATGACAAAAAGCGTATGCTGTGAAGTCTAAGTCTTTAGCTAAAGATGCAAGCTCAGATGCAATCTTAATTAACATATCGTTAGCTTCTCCAGATGACATACCGACAGTGAAACATGTTAAGGGGTCTAGGATAACATCTTTACAGCCCAATACTGTGACATTGTAGCGTATCTCCTGCTTCACCTCCTCCCATTTAACATCTTGGTAGGTGTCATAGATTATTGCATTGCTCCCGATAATAGCTTTGCCTTTCTCGAAGTCCTCTTGAGATACTGCAATGTTAGGATCATAAAATATTCTGTCCACTGCTGTACCTGCTAGGCGTTTAAGTGTACCACCCATGCTTTCTTCTGGTTTACACAAGAATACAGGTGTTCCTGCTGTGCGTATCAAATGTGTAGCTATCTCATTTACAACAACACTCTTACCTATCTTAGGCGCACCACCGAAGTAGTACACTTCACCTCTACGAATGCCCCTACTCTTAGCGGTTAATGTGTCCCATACCCAAGGAATGCCATGCTCAGGTGTATATTCTGCTAAGTGCCAAATGTCACTGGAGCGAACACTCTTACCACTTGTGGGTGGCTGTGCATCCCATATACAGGCTTTAAACAACTCTTTTTGTCTGCCTGCTTTGTACATCTCATTTGCATCTTTAAGCGGTAGTTTAGCAACAAGTATATCAGGGAACATCTTTCCTACTTCTGTAGCAAACATACTACCTGCTTCGTCTTGGTCAGGTACTACTACAACATTCTTAAACGATGCCTTAATTTGTGACAAGAAGGGATATAGTTTTTTAGCACTACTAGCACCTCCTTGAACACTTATTACACTAGCACTCTTTCCATCCTGTTCGTAGATAGTTTGCCAAAGTGCCATTGCGTCGCATTCACCCTCTGTTATAAATAGCTTTGCAGATTGAGGAGCCGAGCGCAAAGCCTGTTCCCAACCAAATGGATCAGAACTCACAACACTACCAACGCAGAAGAAACGCTTATTTTCAACAAGTCTCACTTTATAACCCTTGATTTTCCCATTCATGGTGTAAGGGTAGTGGTGTGCAGTGATTGTTTGACCGTCAGACTCACTCAGAGCCACTGTAACGCCAAAATGCTCACTAGCCTTTAGCGGTAGTCCTCTGTCAATTAAAGCACGCTTAGGATGGTTGTACAGAGCTTTTAGCTCCGCCTGTATCTCTTCCTCAGTTTTAACTTGAGTTTTAGGGCGGTAATCTGCAGGTTTATCGTTGTAAGGATTAGCCACGTATGTGCGACATTTAAAGCAATATCCAGTATATTTGTCATTTTCTTCATCATAAAAAACATTCAAACCCTTAGTTGTTCCGCATTCGTGCGGTAGTCTATCTACAATTTGACTTGTCATTATTAACTTCTCCCATATTAACTTCTATAAAATCAATCGCATCATCATATATACTGAATGATGCAATCTTTCTATCGTCCAACAGAGTAACTTCTCGCACTTCATACGGAGTGTCCTCTTTGTTGGACGCATACCATATCTCAAAACCTTTATTTGTGCATCCCCTAAATTCTAAAAACTGCATACAATCACCTTTTTTACCTTATACTGTTTACTTTATCCTAAAAATATGATATTACTAGAAAGCACTTCTAGGGAGTACTTCTAATAAAGAACATTAAGAAGGAGGTTGTTACCTCTACTCCTATCTTCTTTTAATCCTCTTAACAACATTCTGTAACATCTCATTTAAAATAATTCTTCTGGCAGTTCAGCTAAGAAGCTACTACTTCCTAGCATATCATCTATTGCGTATAGTACGCTCTTATACAAAAAGAATGAGCTCTTTCTTCCAAGTTTCCATTCAACAAATGTGTTGTAGCTAACACCACTTAGATCAAACACTTTCTTCTTTTTATCCTTAGGTAGCATGCTATAACGCTCTAATAGATATTCTAGTGCGTTATCGGGTATACCACTATACCCTAACATCGCTAACACCTTTAAAGCGTCATCCGTCTTAGGGTACGCTCTCCTCCAGTTGTCAATAGTTGACACAGGAATACCAGTAGCATTCGTTACATCTTTATAACGAAACCCTGATTTTTTAATCAACTCGTTAAATGTCATACTAAACCCTCAACAGCTAATATCGTATAAAAAACCGTTACAACAACAATAGCAACTAGTAACTTTTGAAAAAATTCACATAAAAAATCTTTCATGCTCTAAACTCCTCTAATATCTTATCTAAAACACGTTCCGCATAGTCATCATATATAAGTTCTTTTACCTCATCAGAAAAAAACACCTCATCACCATGTGATATGCATTCACACGTTACATAATCGACATCGAATTCAGCAGGGTAGCAATCTTCAGGCATACCACATATTTTAGCAGGAGTGTACGTGTAGTGCATAACACCCCAAAATTTTAATCCATGGATCTCCACCTCATAACCGTATTTTTCGTAACTCATAATTTACCCCTTATTAATTGCTTTCGATAGTTTTACTGTTGCGCTAATAGCTGACAGTGGTGGTGTGATTGGTTTGTCTGCATGGTTGTAGAATTGAAATTTTTTAACGTATTCACCACGAATTAGCACATACACAATGTTTAAATGCACAATGTCATAACCATTGATACGTCTGTATGCGTCCCAATGGCTTTCTAAGGCACTTTCTACACTATCCCAATATCTATGCACTAGGGGGCAGTTAAAAGCCCTCCTAGCGTGCTCTAGTGACTGCTCCCAACTAAACATTTTTCCGTTATTCAATACTCTCATAACAACCCCCCTAAAACGCACCAGTACTTTTCATAGCACTGACAACACCGTTAAACACTGCGGTTTCATAAGGTGAAAGGCTTCCACCTGAATTTATCTTGGTGTATATCTGCACCCTTTCATTCAATATGTCGCTGAATGTCTTTAATAAATCAGCATCAATAACATCCTTATTCAACTCGTTAGACAATAAAAAAGCTGATGTTTGGATGCTGCCTAATAGATGTTTTATATCGTTATTCATAATTCACCCCTTCTCTACTTCTAACAATAACTCTTCAAAATCCACTTGACACCCCGCAAAGAATACTAATTGATTCACAACATGTTCAGAGTTGCAATCATCAGGCAGTAAGATCACCTCACCTAGCATTTCTTCTTGTTGCTCTATCACGTAGCCGATGGCATCCCAAGGGCTGACGCCATGCTTTTTGAGCCATTCATCAGCTTGATAGAAGCCAATGATGTAATAATCCTCATTGAATGCTATGTGGTGTGCATCATCAATATTGTCTTGGTTAATGTGTCCACTCTCGATAAGGTCTTGAGCGTGTTCGATTAGTTCTGCGATAATTGATTGTTTCATTTGTTGTCTCCTCAGACTTTAATAATTTATAGCTCGATTAATTGCTCGAAACGATAACCTTTTTGTAATTCTTTAATTTTAAACAGATCTAGATTATCACCCTCTAACGCTTCGACAGCCTTCAGATGATTTTCATACGCATCTAGTGAGTAATCATACGCAGTTGTTTTTTGTTTAGAATTATATCTATTTCCTAAACCATCAAAACCAACGAGAAATGCCGTTATCGACTCCCCCTTTGTATCTGTAGCCTGATTGAAGCGTGTTCTAAATTCTTTTTTATATAGCATAATAATATTTCCTATTAGATGACCAGTCAGGGCTTATTCCCTACACTGCTTTGATGTGTTTATAATAGTGATATTTACTTGATAATACAAGTCCGACCAGTGAGATATTTTAGTGGTCGTACCAGTGACTATTTAGTACCTTTATATATGCGTGTGTGCGTAGCAATAACTATGCCAACTATTCAGTACTGCTTAGCTGTATAACTGTATAGGGTAATGGAAGTATATGACAGTATAGGGTGCATCACTCACTCTCACTCTTAGCCTTCTAGACTTCCAGATGTATAGACGTCTAGATGTATAGCCTTCTAGCCTTCTAGGTGTCTAGACTTCCAGACTTCTAGACGTATAGCCGTTTAGACGTCTAAATAAACGCATAGAGGTAGGGGGAGGGGGATTGTCTAGTGTGATTTATGTAGGTAGGCACTCAGATTTGCAAGAGGAGGTTTTCTAAAACCTCTCAGATTTGCTAGAAGGTAAATTTCGCTTTTATTGGTGAAAAACCCTAATAATTATCCTAATAAGCCACCCCTAAATCTAACGCACAAGTGCATGATTTCTAAAGGTAAATTATAAAAAAGAAATTATTTTAGAAAAACCTAGTAAAAGGTATTGACTTTTTCAATTAAATATGTTATAATCAAGCAACTTCTAAGGAGTGCTTCCTAGAATTAATAGCTTTTTATTAAGAAGTATTATTCAGGAGGAGGAGACACTCCTAATTCCTCTCCTTAGCAATTAAATGTTAGTTGCCCACAATATGCCTGTTAAACAGAGAACATTATGTCAGAAGAAAAAGTATGCACAAAGTGTGGAGAGTCTAAGTCTACATTAGAGTTCCATAAAAACTATAAGAACAATGACGGTTTACACTACCATTGTAAAAAGTGTCGTAAGAATGAGTCGTTAAAGCAGTACGATATGACACTATCTGATTATGACAAGATGTTAGAAAAGCAAGGTGGTAGGTGTAAGATATGTTCAACAGATACCCCTCGTGGTCAAAGTACAGCGGGTCGTTTTTATGTTGACCATAACCATGAGACAGGTGAGGTTAGAGGTTTGTTGTGCAATGACTGTAATACAGGTATTGGTTTATTAAAGGACAGCCCTTTGATTTTAAGCAAGGCTATAGAATATTTAATGACTAATGGACATTACGGTGACAGTCATGACTTCTGAAGTAGAAAAGCCTAGAAAAAGAGGCAGACCTCGTAAAGAGGATATCGTAGCTAAGACACCTAACAAGGGCAAAAGACCTGTTGGCAGACCCAAAGGGGATGCGGCAATCATTAATGAATATAAAGCAAGAATGCTTGCTAGCCCAAAAAGTAAGAAGGTGTTAGAAAGCATTTTTAATGCTGCTCTTGATGACGAACATAAACACCAAGCCAGTGCATGGAAGCTTGTAATGGATAGGATTTTACCTGTTGCAGCATTTGAGAAGGATGTTGCAGGTAGTAGTGGTAGGAGTGCTATACAGATTAACATTACAGGTGTTGGTGAGACAAAGATAGTGTCCTCTGATGATGATAATAATGTGATAGATGCAGACTATGAAGAAAAATAAAGTATTGCACGGTATGGCAGCTATCAGGGCTATTGAGGCTAAAGAAGGAAAGTTGTCTCCTGTTGAGCGTTATGTTGCGTTAAAAGAAGGGTATGTTGATGGTGAATACCTAGACCATAAAGGTATTCCTACGAGGGGTGTTGGTCAGACTGGTAAGTTTAAATGTATGCCCTACAAAGAAGCCTTCGCTATATTAGAGAAAGAATGCGCTAAGAAGTTTATTCCTGCATATCCTTTTATGTCTGAGAAGATGCAATGTGTCATTATGTCTGCGTTCTATCGTGGGGATATACAGCAGTCTCCTAAGTTTAGACGTTTGTTTAACGAGCATAGGTATGAGGATGCGGCTAAGGAGTTTCTTAACCACAAAGAGTATTTAGCTAATAGTACACCTTCTCAAATTAAAAAAAGAATAAAAGAGGTGGCTGACGCTATTGTGGAGCATATCTCTTGACACAGTTGAACGTAGAGCTATTGAAATGGCAGCAGTCTGTCTTTAATGATGATACACGTTTTAAGGTGGTAGCGGCAGGAAGACGTTGTGGTAAGAGTAGGCTTGCGGCATGGACAATGATTATTCGTGCGCTACAAGCAGAGAAGTGTACAGTGTTTTATGTTGCGCCTACACAAGGACAAGCTAGAGATATTATGTGGGGATTGCTAGAAGAGCTAGCTTTCCCCATTTTAACAGGTAAGCACGTTAACAACATGGAGATGAAGCTAGTGAATGGCTCACGTATATGTTTAAAGGGTGCTGATAGACCTGACACGATGCGTGGTGTGTCTCTTGAATATCTTGTGATGGATGAATATGCAGATATGAAACAGCAGGTGTGGGAAGAAATTCTGCGCCCTGCTCTTGCAGATAGAAAGGGTGATGCCCTGTTCATTGGAACCCCCAAAGGACGTAACCACTTCTATGATTTATTTGTATATGCAGACAAAACTGAAGACGATAAGAGTTACAAAGCGTGGCACTTTACATCCTATGACAACGAAAAGTTAGACCCAGAAGAAATCAACCTAGCTAAACAATCTATGTCTTCTTATGCGTTCCGTCAAGAATTCCTAGCGTCCTTTGAAGCATTAGGATCTGAAATATTTAAAGAAGAATGGATACAGTTTGACGAGGAAGAACCTAGCACTGGTGATTATTACATAGCAGTAGATTTAGCAGGCTTTATAGACAACAGCTCTACAGGTAAAAAGAACAAAAGATTAGATAACACAGCGATTAGTGTTGTTAAGGTTAACGAGCATGGGTGGTACGTTAAAGAAGTTATTTATGGTCGATGGACGTTGGACAAAACAGCTGAAAAAATATTTAATGCCGTTGAACGCTATAGACCTATTAGTGTTGGCATTGAGCGTGGTATTTCTAAACAGGCTGTTATGTCTCCCTTAATGGACTTGATGAAGCAGCGTAGCCGTTACTTTAGAATTGAAGAGCTTACCCACGGCAATCAGAAAAAAGTCGATAGGATTGTTTGGGCGCTACAAGGTAGATTTGAGAATGGACGTGTCACATTGAACAAAGGCGAGTGGAACGGTGAGTTCTTAGACCAACTATTTCAGTTCCCTAATCACTTAGTACACGATGACTTAATAGACTCTTTAGCCTACATCGACCAACTAGCGGTTGTGTCCTACAATACAGACTTACTGGACATGATAGACAACGAATATGAACCTATGGACATTACAGCAGGATATTAATATGGCAGACTATGACGATTTTAAACTTGAGCAATCCTTAGAAAGTTGGGTGCTCGATAAATGCGAAGAGTGGCGTGAACACTACGAGTCAAACTATGAAAACAAACATGAAGAATATTTCCGCCTTTGGCGTGGTATTTGGGATGGCTCGGACTCTATGCGTGAATCTGAGCGCTCACGTCTTATTGCTCCTGCTTTACAGCAGGCTGTTGAATCCAGTGTTGCGGAAGTGGAAGAAGCCACTTTTGGGCGTGGCAAGTGGTTTGATATTCGTGACGATATTGCTGACCAAAACCCCTTAGACATTCAACAGATTCGCAACCAGTTACAAGAGGACTTCTATTTTACCAAGACACGTAAGAGTGTTGCTGAGTGTATCCTTAATGGCGCTATCTATGGTACAGGTATCGGTGAGCTTGTTATTGAAGAAGTAAAAGAGATGCGCCCTGCTACACAGCCCATTATGGAAGGTGCTATGCAGGCTGTAGGTGTTAACATTGAAGACCGCTTTGTTGTTAAACTAAACCCTGTGCTTCCTCAAAACTTCCTTATTGACCCTGTAGCTACGTCTGTAGATGATGCGCTAGGTGTAGCAGTAGACCAGTTTGTTTCTACGCACCAAGTAACTATACTACAAGAACAAGGTGTCTACCGTAATGAAGATATTGGTAGTGCACATACAGACATTAGCCTAGAAGCTGACAAAGAACTCCTGCATCATCCAGAGGACAAAGTACGCCTAACAAAATACTACGGTTTAGTCCCTCGTTATATGCTAGAAGCTGCCTTAGCAGAGGATGATGAAGAAGTAGTAGAACTGAGCGCTTCAGAAGAAAAGAGTGAATACGTAGAAGCAATCGTTATCATTGCTAACGGTGTCTTGATGAAAGTAGAGGAAAACCCCTACATGATGCAAGACCGTCCTATTGTTGCATTCCCTTGGGATATTGTTCCTAACCGTTTCTGGGGGCGTGGTGTTTGTGAGAAGGGCTATAACAGCCAGAAAGCACTCGATACAGAGCTTAGAGCACGTATTGATGCC